AGGGCTCGTCTGGCTAGAGACGCCAGTGGGGAACTCGCGGCGCAGATGTATCGTGACCTCATGAGGACTCCGGCAGGTAAGGAATTACTCGCAGCGTCGAGAGCGAAAGCAAAAGCGGACGCAGAAGCAGCAGCGGCAGCAACTGAAGGGGGAAGTGGTCAGGAAGACGACGAGGTACTAGATGACAATCAAAATGCAAATCAGCAGGTAACGCAAACCGATGATAAAGTAGACGCAGAAGCACAAGCCGCAGCCGAAGAAGAAGCAGCCCGAAAGACACGACAGAAGGGTTACAACAGAGAGTTCAAAGCGTTCGATAAAAAGCACACTGAAGAATACGCGGCGAATCTGAAAGCCCTCATGGATGAAGGGGCGACTCCAGAAGATGCCAAGGCTTCATTGCAGGAAGCGTATGAGCAGGGGTTAGCAGAACTACAAGAGAAGTACCCTGGTGTAGATTACGAGCATGATTTGGGAGATGAGGGCTTCGAGTCTACAAGTGAGGAGTTTGAGATAGAGACGCATAACCCAGGGTTCCACAATCAGGTCGCATCTAACTACACGAAGCCAGGCGTGAATCTCAAAAAACTCTTCGGTCTAGTAGCCAACCCTGAATTCCATGACCATGAGGCTATTGAGGAGTTCAGGCGAACACCCCCAGCCACCCTCATGGGGAACGGACTGGAGGCCACATTGGACGAAGGCATAAAGGCGCTGGATAGAGACAGCACCATACGCGGTAGAAAGCATCTCATGAAGTACCTTCTACCAGACCATCGAGATGGGAAATACGATGAAGACCTCCTACAGCATACCATGAATGCCATATTCGGCCCAGGTAGTGACATGGCAAATTTGCAGAATTGGCCAGGTTTCGAGGGTTATGAAGAGCCTGCTGACACTACTGTGGCAGAGGATGTAGATTTGGGTAGTGATGACGAACTCGGGGGGACAGGGACTGATGATGACTGGGACCTAACGGACGACGAACTAGCAGCGGCAAGAGCGGCTCAGAAAGACGCAAGTAAAAGAGGGTCAGATAAGAAGGCGTCTGACGACCCCATGGAACTGGCATGGGCTATCCTGAAAGGGGTATGATATCTTGTCTGACCGTGCTACCTTGGAGGCCATCGAGGAAATAGACTGGGAGATGGCAAAGAAGGACTTCAAGTTCTTCTTCGAGGAGATACTGGGCTGGCAGTTGGCTGACCATCATGCCAAGTGGTTCCACAATCTCAATACCCACAAAAGGTATTGCGTGAAGGCATCTCGAGACCACGGCAAATCTACTTTGTTCCTTGGCTATTTGCTATGGAAGGTCATATTCACACCACGTTTGGATACGATGATTTTCAGCCACAGTCTCGACCAATCCATCAGGCACATGAGGGGCTTGAACGACCTCATAGACTCTAGTCCGATGCTGGCCAAGATGAAGGACAAGGACGCTTGGTCCAAGACCTTCTTCGGTTTCACCAATGGCTCGAGAATCAACGCCAAGTCAGTCGGTGGTGGTGTCAGAGGTGCTCACCCGGACTTGATTCTGCTAGACGACATCCTCTGGGGAACCACAGACACTGAACTGCAGCGTGTGGCCTCGTGGTTCTACGAGGTTCTAGTGCCTACGCTGCACCACACCTCGCAGTTGTGCGTGGTGGGAACCCCATTCACTCCGACTGACCTCTATACCGAACTGGAGAGGAGGGACGGATATCTAGTCGAGACCTACCCTGCAATCAATGCACAGGGTGAACCCCTCTGGCCGTGGAGGTGGTCGTTGGAGGCATTGGATGCTCGAAGGAGGGATATGCCAGCCATCGCCTTCACTCGTGAGTACCTCTGTGAACCGATGGACGACATGTCCAGCCTGTTCCCCTCTTCGGTCATATCCGCATGCAAAGACCCCCATCTCACACTACTTGATAGGCGTCACGAGAATGATGACAGTCAGTATTTCATTGGGTGGGACCCAGCCATATCCTCTGACAGGCAGGCTGACTACACTGTCATGCTAGTCTTACGCAGACCCTCTGATGCGCCTGAGACTCTGGAACTAGTTCATGTTGTCCGTCGCAAGGCTATGGATTTCAGGACGCAGATAGTGGAGATACAGAGACTCAACAATAAGTTCCGCCCCGAAGTCATAGAGTTGGAGGCCAACCACTTCCAGCGTGTATTCGCCACTGAACTCAGGGCTGATACTGATTTGCCCATCAAGACCTTCATCAGTACCAAGCAAAGGCGAGAGAGTCTTCTCATGGGTCTTGTGCTCAAGTTCGAGAGGGAGCAAATGCGTTTGCCGTGGGGTGATGAGCCGTCACGTGATTTAATCAGTCAGTTAGAGCACGAACTGCTGATGTTTGGAATGAGCAAGGAAGGGAAACTGGATAGCATCGCTAGACACGATGACTTTGCCATTGCCTTGGCTCTGGGCAACTGGGCAACCACTGAATTTAGAGAGAGAATTATTGATTTAGATTCCTTGATGTCTGGTTTGATTGATTAGCAAATTTGATGTATGGTTGCTTATGTCGGATGGCTATGATGAGCGTGCGCCGCGACCCCACGCCCTTGCAGAAGAGTTTCTTCTACATGATTCTCAAATCCAAAGTGAAGGAGAAGAGAAGCAAGGAGTTGAATGCTCTTCGTGAGCAGATTGACGCTATGCTGGCACCGTATGAGAAAGAGAGTAGAAAACCTAGTGCTGCTGGCCTGACTAACGTGAAACTTCCGTATGAAGAAGGTCACGCTTTCCAAGATAGAATGGGTGAGGAGTCAACTCTCCATCCAGATACTCTCTCTGCTCTCAGGGATTTCATAGATGATGAACTATCAACGCGTGGCAAGAAGAAGATGGTACCTGGCAAGGGCTTAGTAGAAGCATCTGGTCACGCTGACAGGGTCAGGGAGATGGATGAGGAGGCTCTCTTGAATCGGAGGATAGGGGGGTCGGCAATGATTACTCCCACCACGAGACAGACTCCCATGTCAGAGGATATCAGATTCCAAAGAAGAAGCCAGCCCACTAAAGTGCGTGTGCGTGATGCCAGAGCAGGTGAAGAGGTCGGCAGATTGCCTAACCCCATAGGTGATGCAAAAAGACCTGGTAGGATACCAAAAGAGACTGATATCACGGACAAGTCTGGCAAGAAAATAGGAGTGAAGCCACGTTCCGATAAAGACACAATCCGGGTGACCCCCTCCCACCATGTCAATGTTCTAGGTACTGACCCCTCTCCTGATTTCGGTCTTGAGGAACACCAGCACGATGTGACAGACCCCAAGACGGGTGAGGTGTCCACTCGGACGAAAGTGAGAGACCCTGTAGAGGAAAGTCTCAGAGAGAAGGGTGGCAAAGAATACCTTGAGCATAGCAAGATAGCAATTCCCGCTGCACTCCATGGACCCAAAATGTACGAGTATCTGAGAGAAAGAATACAACAGGAGGGTATTGATTTGAATGATTTGAAAGAGACTGACTGGAATGACTTAGCCAACCGCTTGGGTAAGCCCTTGGAGGAGGTCAAAGAGCAGATGAGGATTCTAGAAGAAAGGTCTCCGAGAGAGGGCTTGAGTATGACCATGCAACCTCGTGAGACGGTGACAGGTGAACCTTGGGACGCTGATGCTGGTTTATCTGCGGCTAACCCCAGAGATAGACAGAAAGACTGGGAAGCAGTATTGACTCAGAGAAGAGATGCTAAGCGAGCGAATGATGAGGAGAATCCACTACTGGCTGGTTGATTAGGCGGTCGGTAAATGTGGTGTGGGCTTCTCAGATAATTGGTGATGATTACGACGCTAAGT